TTATAGCATCAGCACTTGGATCATCTGGAAAACTGCCAAAGTCAATATTACGCTGGCTCACATACTACCTCATTGAATCAATATTGTATTTATCATCAAGGCGTACAAGTTGATTCATCAAAAAAAATGCCCCGACTAGCGGGGCATAATTTCATGTTAAGTAGATCTTATCTGATCCCGCAAAGTTTCTGCCAAGCAGCGATTGAGCCTTTGCTTTCATGAAAACTATCGGCACCTGTTCTGACGGTTTGTCCAGCGATAACAGGTACAGTAGTTTGTCCTGTTGACTTGCGTCCATTCAAACCAGCAGTGATAACATTTGTCATAAAATCAATGTCTGCTTCAAATGCTTCATCAGTACCTTTCTTACCTGCGTCGTTTGCCCATTCAGTCAGTTCTTCATCTTGCTTCCCTTTTCCTGCTGAACCGCTACCTATTAACTTTTTAATCTTAGCAAGCATATCTGCTTCAATATTTCTACCCATTGCATCTATAGCTGTTCTTGATGGCAAATGAACAGCATATTTGTTTACATTTGGAACATCTAACACATAGATAGGTCCTTGTGAGAGATACATTTCAATCATTCCCACATCCCATTTAGTGCCCGCTGCTAGTTTTTTCCATGTATCTGCATCTGATACTCTATACAATGTTCCTTCTGGCCCTTTGTATATGGGTTTGCTGCGTGAAGAACCATATTCTTCTTCAATGTTGTTTATAGCTAAAGCTTCATCTTCTTTTGCTTCAGCATCTTCATCATGATCAGTCATCTTAACCTCAGCATCTTCAGCCGCGTCTTCTGCTACTTGGAATTCACGTTGACCATCGGTTTCCATTTCTGATACTGCTTCGCAACCGCAAGAACCTTCGTCAGATTCCTGTTCGTAATCTTCGCCGTTCATTTTCTTCATGAGTGCGAGCATACTTGTACGATCATCCGGCTGATGAGAGGGTGCACCATAATCACTGTGAACTACTGCAACAGCAGGCTCTTCATGCTTTTCTTCAGCACTTAGCCCGCCTAAACCTACCTTCTTAACGAAGTCAAGCAACTGAGCCGCATCATCATCAGTAGCATTTACGCTTACTGAATCACCTTGCATGCCAGGTTGACCTGTGCTGACTGATACTGAGAGACCTTCGTTTAATAGATCGTTTAGTTGCTTGTCTAGAGATTCAAACATGTCATTTGAGTCTTCTTCCATAGACCAACCTTCATCTACTTCGTCTGTCTTGAATTCCTGACCGAAAGCATTGAATTTGTTTTTACCTGCACGTTCTGCTTTTTTATCCATGTGGCTGATATATTCACCGCGGCTCATTTCTTCAAGATCTGCCATCATTTCATTGAGTTCTTCGTCGTGAAGCATCATTTCATCTAGCGTCCCATACTCAGACTCAGCCAAACCCAAAGCTTCCAGATTATTAAACACTAGCACTGATAAGTGCTTCAAATCAGTTGGTTGCTTGCCAACCATGCCTAGATATCTTGACACATGCCTATCAATGTTATTAGCTGTTATTCCCGGTGTACCTTTTAATTTGTCTGTTATCTTTTTAGCAGCCAGATCGTCGCTGATTCCTACTTGAGATAAATTTTCTCCCATTGCTTGTGATGCCATACCAGGAACTGTTGCTGGCATAGACATTTCGTCCATGTAAGTATCACTTTCACCTACTACTAGTCCTTGAACAGGCATCATGCCATAGCATTCGTCTAGCCCACACTTATAGCCTTCATAATATTTCTTGGCTTCTTCCATGTCTTCATAGTGCTTAACGCGACAAGACTGTTCTCTCAGACCGTGAGCATATCCTTCTTGGTATGCAGCTTTTAATTGTGGATTCATAGATTCTTTTACTTTCTTTTTCTTTTTAGCTTTATCTTTCATTTCATCGTATGCGATGTCTTTAGCTACTTTCTTGCCAGCTTTTACAGCTTTAGAAATTTTAGTTTCTGACAAATTATCTTTGATTTTCTGCATACGTTTTTCTAACTCAGCGATAACCTCATCATGTGTAGCACGTGGGCGCATGCCTAAATGTTTAGCCCACGCATTTTTTACGCTACCAATTTTACTGTGGCGCATGCCCAGCTTCTCCAAACGGATTGCGCCCTTGGCCGCAGCCATCTGCACATATTTAATACCCTCGGGCGTGTTGATTATTACTGGTTCATCCATTGGTGATTCTAGAACCGATCTACTACGTCCGGCGCCTAAACCTGCACCTAAGTCTACTTGTGAACCGGGAATTTCTGCTTCTTTAATTTCTTTGGCAATTTTATGTGCTTTTTTAATTACTTTCTTTGGCAAATCTTCAGCGTGCTTGGCAGTAATACCAGCTGCTTTTTTAGCAACGGCCATGCCTACTGCATATGGATTTTTTACTTTTTTTGCTTCGTTCATTTTATCATTTCCTGTATATTTTCTCGCTGCCTTTTCGGCTTGAGAAATATCTGTTGTTCTGAGTGGGCTAGGTGCTCGCATACCTGGAGCTTGAGTTTTAAACATTACCACGTAATCTTCACCCTGCTTATACACATCTGCCATTCTATGATAATCCATGCTTTCATCATCGTCTCGTGTTTGAAAAGACATGACAGGCTCTAGCGAAGAATGATCGTCTGCTTCACCTAGCTGACCTCCTGCTAAAGACATTTCACCCTTGCCGATTGCACGTTTGATTTGATCAGCAAGAGCAGGATTGGTGACTGTGCCCAGAGTTTTATTGCCCTGAGTTATAACCTGTGTTTTTTGAGAGGCTGGCTTGATCTGAATTTGTTCTGCTTCTCCCATCATTTTTCCAGCTTTTGCGCCCAATACTTTGGGCTTGTAAAGAGGGTGTTCTCTTTTGCTAGGTCCTGTAACCGATACAGCTACATTTTTGAAGGGAGCATCAGGACTTTTTGCTATGCTAGCTAGTCCTGCTTGTGGTAGCACTACGGCGGGACCCAGTGACTCGGGATCATCATATTGAGCACGCATTTCTTCGCCCTTTTTCTTCAAAAAGCGAGCAGTGCCTCTGATTTCTTTTGCTTTATTCGCGAGTTCTCGTCGATGTGATGGGTTAGTAGGTCTGGTAAATTCTTTGTCACGTACAAAGCCCAAACGTACTGCCTCTTCTACTTCTTTATTTTTATCGTGTTCAACTGAAGCTTCATTGATATAATCTTTTAAACTTTTTTTAGACTCATACTGTGGACCATAGCCCTCTGCTGCGTGAGCAGGATCATCTATGTCGGGTTCATCATCATAAGAGTCCGAAGCTTCATACTTGTCAACAGTATCTTTGACTAACTGTAAATCAGCGTCTAGCTGTGCTGCAATTTCTTTTACGTCCATGCCTTGGTTCCAAAGCTTAATGATATAATCTTCTGTATCACCTTCATGACCATAATCTCGGGCGCTACCATCTTTAAATGGATCATAGTCCCATTCGGCTTCTTTGACTTTGTCACGATCTAGTTGTTCGGAGACATTCTGTGATTCTGTTAACTTTTTACGCTTGGTTAATTCATCTAATTTAGCTAGAATGTCTTTCATGATCTATGTGCTCCAGTCTTAGGTAATGCGGGTCTGGTAATTTTACTCATTGGGCTTTTGCTGCCGCCTGCCTTGTCATCAAGATATGGCTTGAAGGGATCAAATGCAGGCTTTGTTTTTGCTGCTGCAAATTCTTGATCGGTCTTTTCTTGTTCGTATGCATTCTTTATTTTGCCGAGATAGCTATCGCCATAGGCCTTGCTAGCTTCTTTGGCATCGTCAGCAGATCCCATTTCACCGTGTGTCAAAACAGGAGAATCTTTCATTTGATTTTCGTACTGCATAACTTCACTATTGACGCTGTCGTCATAGCTAGTTTTTACACATCTAACGTAATTGACGTTGTATCCTAGGAGTTGAGCCATTTGCTGAATCATAGGCTCAGTTGCTGGATATCTAAATCTGCACTTGATTATAGTAATAGGTTGATTACTGAGGTTGGGAAACCCGTATGGGTCTTTCTGAATTGGAGTTGAAGTTGGCTTACCCATTTCAACTGGATCAAACTTTTTTAGATTATACATAAAAAGATCCAAGAAGTTCTTGTCTGCTTGACCTGCAATCTTGATAGTGTAATCGTAAGTTCTCACACTTTCAGCTATGTACTTTTTTAGACTTCGCATGAATTTACCCTGTTATTAAAAGATTATGACTAAATCTCTAAGATATTTATCATTGTTCGTCAGTTTTTCTGCTGTGCTGTTTTAACAGTTCGTTACGATCAAGCATTTGCTTTGCGTCACCCACTGCTGTACCATTTGGTATCTGCGCCAATTCGTTAGATTTTGCCGCTTCTTTTTGATTAATAGCTGCCATTTTAAGCTGTAGCTCAAGCATTTTTAACTTTTTCTGAACTTTGGCAGTCTTGGCAGTGATCGCATGACCTAGCATACTACTTGCTGCGTTGAATATTTCACTACTGAACCGTTGCTCGACTTGCATACCTAGATCAATTAGATCTTTGTAGCTGTTTTTAGCCATTTCAGCTAACTGATCCATTTCTTCGTCGGACGCTTCTAGCCCTCTGACTTGTGGTAATGCTCGCTCGATTCGTTCAATCGTTGTCAAAGACTGTTCAGAAACAACCACTACTTCTTCAATTTTGGTTGTTTCGTCACTAACACTGCTGTCAGAAAGATCAAACAATTGTTCTAATTTTTTGGACATACGCTATTTATTTTTCGGAATACCGTTGTGAAAAAGATGATCCTCTGTTATAATCCTAAATTGAAGGCCAGCTTGTTTACAATAAGCAGTTGCTGCCGCCCATTTTGCATGATTGATTGCAACGGCTTGTGTCAATCTAATGTCTTTTTTAGTACCTTCAAGCAGAGTCTGATTTTTTGGTTTAATCTCCACTATTTCAGTTAGTATAGCGCCATCTTTGTTGCGATACTGGATTATGAAATCTGGTACATAAGTAGTGATTTTTCCAGTAAAAGGATGTTTATAGGGGATGCGAAGTGGCTCACTTGCCCATTTGATTATGCTCTCAGTAAGGTCGCAGAATCTCATGAACTGAAACTCCCAGCTTGATCTGTATCTAGGCTGGTGATTGCCTACGTATTTTTGAGCATTTTTTGGGTTAAAAATACCCTGTGCCCACTTTGGTTTAGCCATTTAAAGAACTACGTTTCTAGCAACTGATTGATTTGGTCTTGGAATATTACCTACGCCATAAAGACTTGTTTTAGACTTGAAACTGTTTAGGTAGTAACAAATTTTGCGATTCATTTGCAACTTATTGTCACTGCCCTGTATGTCTTTAAGAAGATCCAAAACTGGTATCGCTGAATCTTGAGAAATTCTGAATAAGAAGCTTGTAAAATTGGCAGCTATCTGTTTACTTTTAGTAATGCTAGTGAAGTATCCATAAACTATGTCAAATTCTTCTGCGTTGACTTTCAAATCAGCAGAATAAAACGTGTCGTAAATCACAACTGTGCGATCTACTGAGTCTCTATTATCAACAAAACTAGGCATTATTTCGACCACCATTAATCTGTGTTCCCGCTGGTTGCTCTAGAGATGGAGTAAATGTGCTTCTCTGAGCAATGGCTGGAGTTCCCGCAAGACCCTGTGGGCCTGGCGAAGACTTACCTGTTGGAATGTCAAATTGTGCATTACGCAAAGAAGGTGAGTTTTTCAAAGCATCTCTGTATTGTGCTTCAACGTCTTTCCCAACATTGATATTTAGATCGATATCTTTGATGCCAGAATAAGCTAATTGAGTGTCAACTACAGCAGGTGGACGTATTTTATTCCAGAATGATTTCACGGCACCACCTGCAGCATTCAGTAGTCCTCCTTGTCCTGTGACCTGACTGTTTGAGTCAGGCCCACTTATTGGACTTGATTTTCGATCATACTGTCCTTCATTTCCGAAAGAGGTAATAAATTCGTTAGGCGATTTACCATCAAGATTACCAGCATAATAAGTTACTGTTTCGTAATCGATAGTCATGGAATTTTTCATGACTCCACCGCCTTCGTCGTAGTTAAAGCTATCATGGGAGAAAGCTGTAATTAGTGGGTTTATAAAAGTGTATGCAGTAAAATTGTGTTGATTAAACCCGAACACTGTGATATTCTTAAAGAACGGCAACTTCACGCCACTTGGAGTTCCTGGTTCACTAGTTTCTCCGATATAACCCCAATCGTCGTCTCCAGTGATCGAATCTTTATACGTGTTTCGCTCATTGTAGCTGTATCCTGGCACAGTACTCTGAATGTTGATATCTGGTATTGATCCGGTTCGTCTACCTGAAAACGCGAGTTGAGGTTTGCCTCCGTCCTTGTAATAATACGTATAATATGCGAACCACAGCTTGTTTATTGTGTTGTCATTATCATCAAAAAATGATATGCTAATAGGATCGTACTTAATTTTGGTTTGCACCAAACGCTTTCGATTATATTGATTCATGATCGCGACGTTGAACCCAAAAGTAGGCAGCTTAACATCTCGTACTAGAATACCAACAGAATCGGGAACGGCTGTTGGATAAACTCCGGCATTTAAATTGAATTGCGTATGAAATAAGAACTTGAATTTAGGAGTATTAGCGTAGTAATTACTCCTAAATATCTTGGAAGCGTGCGTGTAATCACGCAGGTACACATCGCCATTTTGGCCAGCTGCGACCTGCGTTTTTTGCCCGAAGTTAGACATTAATGATTACGCTACTGAACCAATACCCGTTGAACTTCCGCCTGAAAGAATTCTACCAACTGGTGCGCCAACGCCAGATCCAAGTGGTGCTTGAATTGCGTTATCGTAACGAATAGTGAGCGCAACGGTCACTGCGTCACTGGTTGCATAGTTTAAAGTATTGTAATTTGCAGCTTGTAAGAAGCAACCGTAAAGTTCCCATGCTTCAAGAACAACTGGTACAAATGCGCCGTTACCGCCGTCGAGAATTTCGATGTTAGTCTGGAATTTGTAATCCTGACCAGTTGCCGCTGATGCCTGCTCGACAAAGTCTAATTGCTTCTGCAACTGCTGACCAACAGCTTTAGCCACTGTGCCACTCGCATCGTCACGAATATTGACGTTCATTGCTGTCCATGTGTGCTTACCAGAAACATAGATTGTCGAGTTATAGACTTGCAGTGGAATTTCAGCAAATGAAACACTTGGTCTTGAGCAGTCGATGACCTGTTTTGTCAAGCTAAGTCCTGCATTGGTGTCTACGCCAAAGTTAAGAAAATTAACTCTGAAGCGATATTGTAATTTGGGCATGAGCAAGCCCTGATTGCCGCCGGCATTATCAGATGCTACTGTCATGTTGAAAAGTGATTGTGAGGCTGTGGCCATTGAAATTCTCCTATCTCGCAAAATGCGTGTAAAGATATTTATCAAGATCCAATAAAAATCTTCATTGAGTAGTTTTTTTGCATAAATAGTTTTACATACATCAAACAGAACATCAAAGCAATATGTCAATTCAATGCCAGGTCTGTCAAAAAGTGTTTGACAAACAAATCACTAATACACATTTAAAACAGCATAATCTTTCAGTAGTTGAGTACAAAAAACAGTTTGGGCCTAACTCCATTACTTGTCAAGAATATAAAAATTATCTATCGAGCATTCGACAAGGTAAAAATAATGCGAACTGGGGGAAGACTTGGAACGAAGAAAGAAAATATCAGATGTCCGAGTTAAAAAAAGGCTCTACTCCCTGGAACAAAGACAAAAAAATAGGAGCAAGCGAAAATTTGCTTCTAGGAATAGCTAAAAGAGAGGAAAAATATCGCAGTGGTGATCTTATACGTCAGGCTGCCAAACCTTCTGATGAGACAAAGAAAAAAATAGCTGAAGGCGTGCATGAGTGGGCGGTGTCAAATACAGAACTGTTAAAACAGAATGCACAAAAGGCAGTAGACACTAAAAGACTTAGGGGCTATGATTTTGGTCTGCCAATGAGAGGTAAGTCTCATTCTGAAACTACCAAACAGATTCTACGCGAACAGCTTAACGCCCATAATTCAACTAGAAGAAAGTTGAGTAAAATCAAAGCTCAGGAAAACGCTCGCAGCATAAACTGTGATGTCGTTTCGTTTTCTGGAAATCTGGTAGAACTTAAGTGTACGGTATGTCGATCTAAATTCACATATACCAAACAATATCTCACGGATTCAAAAATTAAGTCATCTTTATGTAACATTTGTAATCCACGAACACAGGCAAAACGTAGTCAGGCAGAAATAGAATTGTTCGATTATGTGTACGCACTTGATAGAAACGCGGTCAATAACGTTAAAAAAATAGCTGACGGTTCAGAAATTGACATCTATCTCCCAGACAAAAATGTTGCAATAGAATTCAATGGTCTGTACTGGCACAGTGAACAAGTCTTAACCGCTAATGGCAGAAATAAATTGCGAGATTGGAAAAAGTGGCAAAATTTGCTAGATAAAAACATTAAACTGATATCAATTTACGAAGATGAATGGGAGCAAAACAAAGAGATTGTGAAAAGCAGATTAGCTAACATTCTAGGAAAAACTTCTACAGTTACCTATGCCAGAAAGTGTGAACTTAAAGAAATAGATAGCAAAACCGCAAGTACTTTTTGCAATCAAAATCATATACAGGGTAAAGGGCGTAGTAACTATCGTGTTGGACTATACCACAATAATGACCTTGTTTCCGTGATGACTTTTAGCAACAATAATTTGTCCAGAAGAATAAAAGGCTGGGAAATAAACAGGTTTTGTAGCAAACTTCACACACATGTTGTTGGAGCAGCCAGTAAACTGTTCGCACATTTTGTAAAACAAATTAATCCAGATACAGTTATCTCATACTCAGATAATAGATGGAGCACAGGAAATCTGTACAAACAGTTAGGATTTGAATTCTCACATCAAACTAAACCAAACTATTGGTATTTTTTACCAAATGAATGTAAACGAATTCATAGATTTGCGCTTCGAAGAAAATCAACTGACCCTCAAATATTGACTGAGAAACAACTCCGAGATAAGCAAGGATTTTACAGAATATGGGATTTAGGAAATTCCAAATGGGTTTGGAAAAACAAAAATGGGGCATAAAGCCCCATTTCTGCTAATCTTTTGATAAAGATTATAGTGCCGCTAATTCCCCAGTATTCAAGATACGTACTGGTATGTAAATAAATTCTGCGGCCTTGACTGGCTCAATAGCTACGTCAACCCACAATTCATTACGATCAATACGTGCTGGAGTGTTGTTAGACGAGTCGCAAACTACGAGATAGTCGTAGACGCCTCTCTTGGCAACTAGATCGATCATTAATGTCTCGATCACGCCAGCAATTTCTTGACGAGTGAGTGCATCGTTTGGTTCAAATACGAACGGACGAGCAGCAATTGTCAACTGACGGCGAATGTACGCAATCAATCTTGCGACGTTGGTGCGATCCAGTGCGCTTTGTGAATTGAAGCTAGTCTTGTTACCATAGTTCAACAATCCGTTGCCAGTAAAGAATACCAGAGGATTGATGAAGTTAGTATAGAGAACGTCACGAATGCCAATTCTGGTTCTGATCGTTACGAACTCGCCAGTAGTTGAATCAAGATAGCCAATGTTTGTTGCATTGTCGATCAAGCCGCGGCGCGTACCAGCTGCTGCCAGCCATGGGTAGGCAATCGTGTCATTACGTAGGAATGTTCTGAGCATCATGTGTGATGCTGGAACAGCTACTAGATTGCCACTTAGATCCGGTGCTATTCCTGATGGATAGAACAGGCCCAAGTATGTGTTGCGTGTAACTAGACCGTCTTCGCCAGTTGCAGTCGCGCCAGCAGCATTGGTTGCCCATGCTTGAATTGCGGTTGCAGAATCTGGTAGACGCATTGGAGTATCACCTAGAATGTAACCAGTTTCGCCACGATCTGCATTCAGCACTACCATGTTTGGTTGCAATTCTGGATAATTTGGGCAAGCCATCAAGTTGAAGAAGTTATCTTCGTCTCTGATTGCCAAGTTAGTGTCAATTGAGGCACGAAGACTCTGTACTACCATTGCACGCTGTGCCTTTCTTCCCATGTATGGTACTCCGTTTGATTGGAGACCTGATGTAGATACCCAAGCATCACGTTGTGTTGGTAATGAGGTATCTGGGAAGTTGACAGAGTTGAAGTAATTAACTCTGAATTGCTTGACGTTGTAACCTGAACGGCGTGTGTTGAACAACAACATACCGATTGGATATAATTCAGATTGAGGAGCATCCAAATCCAGATAATTACTAGTCAACAGAGTTTGAATTGTTGGGATTGGATCATCAGCTGGATTAGTTGAGCCATTTGGTGCCCAACGTGCATCAGCGAACAATACACCGGTTGAACTGACCTGATCTGCAATATCTAATATTACCCATTGATCTTGCGCTTCAACAGACTGCCAACGATACATTACTGGGTAATTGTTTAGATCTGCTGTGCTAATCCAAAGATCACCGTAGACTAATGGCGTGCCATCTGACTGAGTAGTTGGTGTTGAAACAGCGATAATTGGGCCGTTTGGATCAGTCGTGTTTGAGCCAGTTGGAGTTGGGAAACCATTGCTATCGTAGTTCTGATTCTTATATCCTCTCCATGCACCATTATAATTTACCATGATGTCAACCTGATCTACAACGCTGTAGAACCAGTTAGTATTATTTGGTGGAATTGCAACTGGAGCACCTTCGTTTGCTGTGTAGGCAAATTCGTACCAGTTACTTAATTGTGTCATGTAAACTTCATTCGCGACACCTTCTTTATATGTGACACCGTTGATTGCATTTACGTTTTTACTGGTAACTTTGACTACGAGATCATTAGCTGGCGTGGATCCACCTAGTGACGTTCCTAAGAAAGTAAGCTCTGTTCCAATAGCCAAGTTTGCAGAACCGCCGCTTGAGATTGCGCCTAATTCATACACCCCGTAGGCAGATGTAATACTCATAGTGAGATTACCTGAAGTATCGGTTGCTGAAGAGAACGTGGTTTCAACAGCTGGACCATACTTGACACCATCAGTGGTTCCAATTACGAAACCTGCATCTTCGATGACGCCAGTTGATTCGCCAGCATCACTATCGTCCATTACGATTACACCACCTTCGGTGTGGGTAATCTGGATAGCGCCAGATGAAGTGACTGTTGCAGTAGTGTATGGAATGCCTGCTGCTAGCCATGAAGTAACGAAATCAGTTGCATCATCGCCTGATGTGAGTTCGACTGTGTATGCGGCTGATAGGACGGCCTGTCCAGGTTCACTTACGAATACAGAAACGTTGGCAGTTGCTTGAATGTTCGCGCTGGTTTCGTCACCAGTTACAACTGTTGGACCAGATGCGATTCTTTCCCAGAGATAAACTGGGCCTTGATTGAAGGCTGCATCATAGTTATATTGAGCATAGACTGTGCCAGCTGGAATTGCTTGACCGCCCGTTGCGTCGATGGTTGAAGTGACTTGTTCGTCGCTTGTTCCAAAGTTCATAGTTTTTGGAATCCAAGCTGATACATTACCATTATACTCAGAGACTGAAGGAGTCATGCCAACACCGGCAGCTCCTACTTTGAGCCATACTGAGCCTGATGGTCTTGGAGTCGTTTGACTGCTTGTCCAAAGTGGTTGCTGAGCAGATGTGCCGTAGAAAACTACAGGCTGATTATAGACACCTGCGGCTATGCCAATTGCTGAGAGCAGATTTGAAGTACCACTAATAGTGAATGAACCGTCAGCTAATGGCAATCCACTATTCTTACTGAATAGTTGTAGGTTTCCTGCTGAGTTAACAGAAGCTGACAAGTATCCCCAGTTTAATGCGTTAATTGCGGTTGCAACTTGTGCAACAGTAGTATTTCCGGTAATTGTTGCAACAACTCCGACTGCTAAAGTTATAATCAATGATTCACCACTGATTAAAGTGGGGTTGCTTTCTGAACCTACAACAGTAGGAATGCTATCTAACCATTCTGGGCTACCCACTCCAACCCATTCGTTGCTTGAATTCTTGTAGAAGAATTGTTGGGCATCTGAAGGAGCATTTGTGGTTTGAATTGCATTGACCGCATATGAGCCGATATTGCCCAAGCTTGCCAATGGCTTACCACCGGATAGATTACCTGCGTCTGAAATAACAATAGGTTGTTGAAGAACAAATTGTCCTGTGATAGCATTGAACTCATAGATGCCCCAAGTTGAGTTAGTTGTATCTAACCACCAAGCGCCATCGTCAGGTTCACCTACTGGACGGCCAGCTTGACCCACCAGACTTGCCAAGTCTACGTCAGCGCGAAGTACCAACACTTGATTGGTAACGCCTAATGCAGAGTAAGCTGCAAGAAGACCGTATTCGTTCAATTCGTAACCTTGAATTGGCGTACCATCCGATGAAGTATAGAAGAATGGGTTGCCATATAGAGTGACCAAATCTCTCTGACTTGTTACTCTGAAGAGCTTATTGGCGTTGGCGGCTGTGGTGGCCTGTGCAACGCCTGTTCCTGTTGGATTTGCTTTATCCTGTGCTGTTGCAACCAGAATAAATGGGATTGAATTTGTTGGTGCTGGTAAGTACTGAGATTGATCGACTACAGTTACTTCTACGCCCGGGGATGTGAGTGCCATTTTTGTGATTCCTGTGTAATATTTTGAGGTTTACAACCTATTCGTATAAAAGTATTTAGCAAAAGTGTAAAAAAAATGACCAGTTTCTTGTGTGACTATAAATATTTGTATCTTCGAAGATTTTTATGTCACTCAAACAAGCCGTAATTTATTGGATTCGACTTCCCGAACACACCGACTCTAAGACTGATGGGTATCTAGGTGTATCTAATAATTTACCTCGCAGACTTCAAGGACACCTGAGAGAAATAAAAGCAAATAAACACAAAAATCCCCACCTAGTTAATGCCGTTGCCAAATATGGTTGGGAAAACCTTATCAAAGAGGTCATTTTAAATGGAGAAGAAGCGTATTGTTATGAAATTGAAGAACAACTTAGGCCTTGTAAAAGTATAGGATGGAACATAGCACCTGGGGGACACAAAGGACCAGGTTGGGTAAAAGGAAGAAAAAAGAGTCCAGAATCTATTGAAAAAATGGTTATTGCTATGAAGTCGAAAAATGAAGAGAAAAAAAAGGCTACCGTAGAAAAAAGAAGGTTGCGATTACTAGAACGTGAGCAAAAAAAACGCGCTAAGGAACAGGAAATCTTACTTCAAAAACAATTAAAGCAAGAAGCTAAAATGCAGAGACAAGAAGAAAAAACTAAAAGAGAATTAGAAAGATGTTCAGAAAGCCATAGGCGAAAATTACTAGGGATAGGAATTTTCGGTCCTAGTAATCTCAAACAAAGACCATTCTGCAAAATTTGTAACGAACGAGTATGTGCAGTAAACTATAAAAAGGCAGGTGTCACCCATTACCGTTCTATATGCGATGAATGCGGGAGAAAGAAGTCGAAAGAAAAGCCCAAAACTCCCAACTGGGTAAAGTCAGGATATAAGAAGAAAGAACATTGTGATTCTTGTGGGTTTAAGGCACTATTTCCCAGTCAAACTGTCGTATATCATATCGACGGAAATCTTAAAAACATCAGTCTTAATAATCTCCGAACGATATGCCTTAATTGCGTGGAAATCGTGAAACGAAAGCAGCCCACCTGGAAACGTGGGGATTTATTGGTTGATTATTGAGTCAATCTGCCTGTATAGATCATCAATAGTACCGTTGTTGTCAATCGTAAAGTCGTAGTTCAGACCCACGCTACTATATTCACTGGCATGAATTCCAGATTGATCCAGTTTTTTACGAGCTTTCTTGTATTCTGGATTATTTTGACCTTTTGTGACAATATCAGCCCAGGGATACCATTCTGGTTCAGGACCTCTAAACACTCGTAGAGCGATTCCTCCCAGTTTTCTGATAGACGCTATCTCATTGGGAAATCTACAATCACTGATCACAACATCTTCTTTAATATTACGAAGTTTATTTTCGA